AGTTTAGAGCTGAGGTGTACTGAGGTAATGGATAATAATCCTGCCCAATACATTCTACCTCATATACAAATAACTGCTCATAATCTCTACAGGTAGGAGTATATCTTTTTATCTCCTGTACATCAATCCTAGATGACCAATCATCACAAATATAATATCTCTTTCTATCTAAGTTTACTCTAAGTTTTTCAGGTGATAGATTGACAATTTTTGTGAGCTTCATCTTATCATCAAAGCATAACTTAAAATATACTCTATTATGCAGGATGAGTTGCTGAGTTACTGCAGGAACTATCTTTCTTATGTTTAATTTTCTTTCTAGTGTATATAGCTCTAGTTTATCTTCAAGTGTAAGTCTATCAGCTACTATATTAAATCCACCTCCTACAGCTGCATTCACTTTATACCCAACTATTGAGCCATGTAATGGTGATGAGTAGAAGATTTGATTGAGTAGCTCAGGGAATAGGTTATCCTGACCGAATGGAATATATCCATTAGTCTGATTCCTACCATTTACATAGGGTAGAGTTAGATTTGCACCTCCTACCTTAAGGAATGGAGTAGAGAATGATTGATATCCCTCTACTATTTCATGCTTTACTGTTTTAAAAAAGTCTTTTAATGCCATAATTACTCATAAATTGATGATACTATTGGTCCTGATACTACCATCCTGCCCTCTTCAATCACAAACCCTGTAGAGTTAGCAATAGTTGGAGGTGTGGTACTTGACTCATAGATGCTGTATGTATACTGTCCTTTGATTAGTTCCAAATCTACAGGCTCATCTAGCTCAAACTGATTGAATCTTTCAGGATAAGCTGATAGATCAGCAGTGTAGAATGTAATAGGTGCAGACAGCTTGTCCATTTCATTCTGAAAAACAAATAAATAATAAGGAGTAGGCAGTGTACTTACCTCAGTGAGTGTAAGGATAATCTGATTGACCTCATCTTTTTTAATGTATATCATATAACTATATTATACTAAGGTCAAAAAATGTTTAAAAAAAAAGCTCTACAATATGCAGAGCTTTAATTATTAGGGTGTTAAATTACGATTGTACAGCAGGTGGAAAGTCTGTTGTATTAGTTGTAATTAGTGTGCTTGTTACTTCATAAGCTAAATGCTCAGACTCAGCTAACAGTGTGATAGAATATTTACTTCCATCAGCACGAGCTGTACCTGATCCCTCACCTGTTGCAGTAAGTTGTACATTCTCAAAGTACCAAAATTTATCATTTGCATCCTGAATAAATACAGCTAAGTATTGCTGCCCTGATCCAAGTACATTGATAGCTTCTGACTTCTCTTTGTCTCTACGATTAAACATTAGAGTAATAGTCTGAGTAACAAAGCTAGATCCATTGATTAGGTCTACTGCAGTATCTTCAGTATAGTTACCTGTATTTCTGTTAATAGCAAAAGGTACACATGGATCACCTATAGTGATAGCTGATACTACCCAAGCTCCTCCTGCTACTGTAACTGATATCTCATCTTGTTGGTTTACCCATACATTTTTAATTCCTCCAATATTGTTGGAGCAGTTTTTTTGGATTGATTGTAATGCTTCACAGCTCATGATATATGTTTTAAGTAAAGGGAGCTTTCACTCCCTTAGATTTATAAATTAGTTAATTAAGATGCAGAGTTGTAGAATACAATCTCATTACCATTAACATGAGTAAATCCTACTTTCATATTGGCACGAGTTCTGATTACAGGCTCAGCAACAGTATCAGCTAAATTGATAGCTCGTAATGCTTTACCATCACCTTCAGCATCAAATGCATAGATAAAATTTTGGCGAGGTGATGCAACAATCTTAGAAAGACTTAACATACCTGGACACAATACCATCTTAATACCTAAGTAAGTAAAGTCTAGAGCTTGAGTTAAGTTAGCTTGTGTATTTGATGCAGCAACAGCAGCACGATAAGCAGTAGCTACAGGAGAAGATACATAGAATCTTAGCTCCTCTTGATTAGCAATTACAGCAGGAGGGATAGCAGCATATACTAAAGCTAATTTCTCAAGTACATTTGCAGGAGTAATAGCTGGAGGTGTAGCTCCACCTACTTCAATTACATTAGCTGAATCAGCTACCAATCCTTTGATATATCCATCACATAAAGCTAAAGCAGCAGTACCTGATGCAGTATCACCTGACCAACGCAATTTCTCAATGTTCTCAGCGATTGTCTTAGACATCTCATTCCAATAGTAATCCATGAAAGAAGCTACAGAAAAATCACCGTTAGATCCTTTAGTCATTTGTAAAGATACAAAAGACTGCTCTAATTGGAATTGGCAAATCTCAGCCATTGCAGATAATCCACATACATCAATCTCTACAGATGCAAGTTCATCAGTTGAAGAGTTCCATCCACAGTTCTCAGCTTGTAAAACTTGACCAAATACTACATTAGATATTTTAGTCTTATACTTTACTCCTGGTAGTGTACGATAGTTATCTACTACTTCCTCATTCAAATAAGCTCGGCTATAAAATGCCTCACTGTTAGCTTGTAATAATGCAGATGCATCAATGTCCAAGTCAAATTTTAATTTTCTACTCATTTTTTTTGTTTTTTATTTAGTTATTATTGTTTAAAAATTTACTTACCATACTGAATTTATCATGCTGTGATAACTTAGTAGCTTCTACTTCCACTACTTCCTCACCCTCAGACATTACTTCCTCAATATGATTTCTTAAATCAGCTATCATTGCTATTAAAGCATTGATTTGCTCATCAATTACAGGTTGTACTATAGCCAAGATAGCTTCAGCATCAGCAGCAGGATCAATAGCCATCTCTTCTGTGGCAGGTGTCTCCTCTATTACTTCCTCTTCTACTACTGTCTCTAGTGCAATCTCTTCTGTTAGCTCCTCTTCAGCAGCAACAGGCACATCTCTTATCTCAGTAACTTCTCCATCTACTACTATGTAGATTTTGCCCTCGATTAGATGCTCTCCATCAGGTAACTTCATATTATATTTATTTATTTGATTACTTAGTTTTAAGCCTAGAAATCCCTCTATTGAGAATCCTATCTGCTCATTCTTTACTAGCTCATTATAGTACTCCTTATCAGTTACCTGAGCTGTTACCATTAATGTGCCTTTAGGTACTTCAATACCATAACTAGAGTAGGCTTTATCTTTCTTAGGATCTTCTACTATCCATGCCTCAAGTACATAAGCAGGTACAGTCTTATCAGTATCATGCTCTAGGTTAAAGACATTCCTATTAGATAAATCTTTCATGAATTTAGAATGTATGTTTTCTATGGTCTCAACTGAGAACTGTACATAGTACTCATCACCATCCTCATCATTCCTATAGATTTCCATAGGTATCATGGCAGGAGCTACTACTCTATACTTTAAGTCATCTGAGAAAAACAATTTCTTATGCTCATCAAATGCTAGACCTTTGGTAATAATGGCAGGAGTTGAGGTGAAAGCTATTTGCTCAATCCCTAACTCTTCACCATCTGAATACTCAGGCTCTATAGTAATTTTATAGATTGGTATGTCTTTTGTCATAACTATATTATATTTTTTTTATATTTGTTCAAAAATTAGAAATTATGATAAAATTATTCGGCAAAGAAATCCCATCTAAGATGGATGAATTAACATTAGAGCAGTTCCAAAAGATATCTGCTATCCATAACAGTGATGAGTATGATACTCTTGAGAAACATTGTAAAGTCTTTGAGTATCTAGGTATAACTGAGGAGGAGATGGATGTAGACTTTGACCTGTTCTTAGCTAATGTTAAAGAGTTTAATAATAATAACTATGATAAGAAAGATCCTGTAGAGGAGATAGAGATAGATGGCTATATCTATAGAGCTGAGATGAAGCTCTCAGTGAAAGATAGTAGGATTGTTGAAAAGATTGTTAAGAAAGATAATAAAGAATATATATCAGACATCATGGCTCTAATGTTCAAACGAACTGACCTATCCAATACTGAGCATTATGATCCTGCACATCTTAAGCACAAAGCTAAACTATTCAGCAAGCTCAAAGCAGATATCTCTATCCCTTACCTTACCTTTGTAACCTACAAAATAACTAACCATGCAGAATCTCAAGCTCCCAAAGAATTGGAATCAGATATCAGTGAGTCAGTTCCTGGAGATCAGGAGTCTGAGCAGTGAGGATGGAATGTTCAACTATCAGATTGATGTACTTTCTGCTTTAACTGATAGCAATATCTCTGAATTTGAGGAGCTAGATATAGATGAGCTAAGTGAATTGACTAGTCAGATTAAATGGCTGCAGTCTGATCCATCTAGGAGGTATAAGAGCAAGCTAGATAAGTATGTACTTAAGCCATTCAGTAAGCTCACACTAGGAGAGTTTATAGACCTAGAGCATTACTTCTCTAATAACTACCTAGACCACTTCTGCCATATCTTAGCCTTGCTGTACAGGAGAACATCTAAGAACAT